CAGCCATGCCGCCAGTGTAGCGGCCGTCAACGGTTCGAGCCCGCCGCGGGCCCGGCGAGGGTCGTTTTTCCCGGGAAAGCGACGCAAGCCTGTATACTTTTGGGGATAGCCCAGGCAAGAGGATTCACCACAGAGACACAGAGAGCACAGAGAAGACAAGACAAGAGGGACAGGGGTATGGGAAAGACAGATGGAAATGCAAAAACACAAACCAAAACAATCGGCTCCGTCCGGTCTTCTCCGTGTCCTCTGTGTCTCTGTGGTGAACCCTACTCTTTCGGCAGCAGGACCCCCGAGGCCAGGACGATCGTCGTGACCAGTTCCCCGCGGTTCCGCACTCTCAGCCGATGGTGCAGCCGCTGGTTGTACGTGTGCACGGTGCCCTTGGTGATCCCCAGGGCCTGCCCGATCTCCCCGAGGGACAGGCCCTTGACGATCAGGAGCGCCACCTGGAGCTCGCGGACCGTGATCCCCAGGTCCAGGGCCGTCTGCCGCCAGAGGGCGGGGTCGGCGAACCGATCATACGACAGTTGCATCCGCACCTTCAAGTCCGGCAGCCGGCCGATCACCGGCCCCAGCTGCTGGCGTCGATCACTTCGAGGCATCGCTTGCGAGTCCTTTCCCTTGTCGCTGCTGTTCGCACTGCGGGCAGTGGGTCTTTCCGATGGGCGCCCGCGAGGCCTTCATCCGCTTGACGTGCCCGCAGGCCAGCGTCAGCGTCACGCACGAACCCAGCCGCTCGCAGTCGCACCGAGGCTCCGTCCGCACTTGCACGATCTGTCTTGGCGTCATCGCAAATCCTTTTCGCCACAGAGGGCACAGAGGTCACAGAGATTGAGGGGCTTTTAGCGTGCACTGCTTGAGCCGATCGCGGCACTTGCGGCAAATCCGCCGGCCAGGTGACTTCTCCAACTGCTCCGCGCCCACGGGACCACAGACGACCCAGACGCCGCACAAGAGAAACATGCCATCGCCCCCGCTTTGTACCACATGACTGATACCCCGGGACGTGTGCCAGTACCGAACCTGCTCAATCGTCATCATCGTCAGTTTCCTTCCCTCTCTGTGCTCTCTGTGTCTCTGTGGTGCATCATCTTCGAATCTGCTCCGGCAGCCGCTCGGTCGCGTCCCGGCGCGACAGCTCCAGTCCCAACGCCGCAAACGCCAACGCCGCCACCGCCGGAAAGTCCCCGAGCTTCAGGTCCGCCGGGTCTTCGTGGGCCGGCACCACCAGCATCTCGCCCGCCAGGGCCGACGCCGCCGGCACGCGGAGCCGATCGCCCGGCGACCCGGCGGCGCTGTAGACCCGCTGCAAGAGCGGCATCACGTACGCCATCGGGCCCGGCAGCTCGCACAGGCCCGAATGCTCCACGCGGAGGTGTCGGCCCGCGTACTCGCAGCAGATCGTTATGGCCGCGGCGTTGCGGGCGTCGGCCAGGACCCGCTCGGGATGATAGTAGTCCCGCAGCGCCGCCAGGATCGCAACCAGCCGGTCCAGCCGCGGCGAGTCCGCCGCATCGAGCACGTCCAGGCAGGGGCGGCCGGCGAGATGCTCGACCGCATGCTCGCCGACCACCACCACCCACCCCGGCCGCACGCCCGGCCACATCGCCCCGGCGAAGATCCGCGAGTACTTCACGTCCTTCTCGATAGGAAAGTGCTTTTCGGACGGCATCATGAGAAATCCTTTTTGCCACAGAGGGCACAGAGGTCACAGAGAAACCCGAATTCAACAAGCCGCTTATGCCTCGTCGCTCGATTCGTCGCAGTTCCCGGCTGGCAACAGAATCCGAGCCAATGCCGGATCGTTCTCAATCGCAAACCGCCGCTGCTGCTCGGTGGTTCCAACCTGCGAGAGCACTTGATGCTGAATCGCCTTGGTTGCCCCGCGAGTCTGATCCCGCTTGGCCTTGACGCTCAACACGTCCTTGGCCAGCTTGGCCTCGTCGTTGTACTCATCAGCCTCCAGGGCTTCCTTGAGCCGCTGCCAGGCGAGCAACTCCGTTTCCAACTCCAGATCCCCAATTGCCGCTTGCACTTTCTGCTTTCTGCTTTCGTCCATGTAACTGCTCCTCAATCTGTTCGATAATGTGAATGGCACTCCGGCGAGCCGCCGGGGTCAGCCGTATCCGACGAGTTACGACACGATCCATAGCCCGCAAGAACCAGCTTCGATTCTTTTCGGGGTATTGTTCCAGGAACGCCAGTTCCTGCTCCAGAAGCAAAGGCGAACGAAGGGACTCGTGCTTATTCGTGGCGCGACACGACTTTGAGCAGTATGTTTTTGCGCCCCTTTTGACCAGGCACCGCTTCCGATAGAATACCTTCCCGCAGAAATCGCAATGCAGCTCGATCTTCCTCTCCAGTGACTTACCCCAGCACTTTGTTGAGCAGTATTTCGCACCCCCCTGTTTGACATAGTACGGAAACACATAAAATGCCTTCCCGCAGACCTCGCAATGCCTCTCGATCTTCATGCTCTGTGCTCTCTGTGCTCTCTGTGGCCAAAGACAGGATCACGAGCACGGGTTTGCCTGTTCGCAGAGCCAAACACGATCCACGACTGTCGCCGTGCAGTTCGTTGCATCGGGATTCACTGGCGACAACAGCCCGACCACCACGATTGTCGCCGTCGAGTCTCCGACGGCCGGGAGGTGTGGAAACGTGCTGGCAGGTACCGTGGTAAAGCATCTGTCGCCTACGAAACGAGTATCCGCGGCCTTCCAGTACAGGGCAACCTGCGGTTCCGTTGCCTCTGGAAAATCTGTTCTGAGTTTTGCGTCGAAATGTGTCATCAATCCACCTTATGATCTTCCAAAGTACCCCGCCCCTTCCGTGCTGTACAACAGGTACCGCAGGGCGTCGGGGCAATGATCGTTCTGTTTCTCCGGCTCGTCTTTCGCGTCCCGCGTCTCGGTCCCTTCCCGCCATCGGTACGCGATCATCTCGCGGATCGTGTTGACGCATCGAGGCGAGATCGTCAGTTGCGGCCGCCCGTCGGCCTGGACCTTGAGCTTGGCCTGAACCAGCTCGATGCCGAGCCGCACGTCCTTTTTGGCCGGCAGCGTGTCGATCCCCAGTTGCCTCAACTCGTAGATGTCCTGGGCATCGTGATCCGCCCAGCGTGCGACGATCCGCGTCCGGCCGGTCATCGCCTTAACCTTGCCCGCATGCCAGGCCAGCGACTCCCTCGCCTGGTAGTGCTCGGCGTAGACGTGCCATCGTCGGTCCGGCCCGTACCTCGCCGCCGACAGGCACACGAAGGGGTTGTTGAACCCCAGGTCGATCCCCTGGTAGTGCTCGGCGGCCGGCGGCAGCTCGACGTCCTGCACGTGGGTGTCCCGCCGGAACGTCTTGTACACCGCCCCCAGAAACGCCGCGAAGTACCCCTTGATACGAGTCGCCTGCACCTCTTCGGGCCAGACCGCAATCAGGGCATCGATCTCGGCGTCGGCGATGTATCCGCCGCGGCTCTGTCGATTGTCGTTGAGGTCCGCATGGAAGACCGCGTCCTGCGGGCCCGGATCCCGCTCGCGTTTCTCCATCCAGTCCTGCGCGATCAAGGGAGTCGCCGACCAGGCGAGAAAGCCGTTCCGGTCCGCCAGACGCATCACCAGTTCGTCCATGATCGAGGCTGAATCGTGCTCGCACTGCTCGTCGCAGTAGATCGCATCGACGCTTCGTCCCTGAAACGCCACGCGACCCTGTTCGAACGCCTTGAGCTCGATCCGCGTTCCGTTGTCGAGCAGCAGTTCCTTGGGGATGTCGGCGCCCTTGTTGTGCCACACCACGCCCTTGATCCGCCGCATCGGCAGATAAGCCTTGATCTTCTCCTGCCAGAGGATCTTGCCCACCATTTCCCAGGTCGGCGCGATCGCCCAGAGCACCGCCCCCGCCGGCGTCACACGGTAGGGATGCACGCCCAGGGCCAACGAGCACAGATCGTACCCGATGTTGGACTCGCTCTTGCCCGAACGGTTGCCGCCGAAGAACCAGCGGTACTTCGCCGCCGAGGCGTGGAACCGGCCTGCCTCGGGCAGCGCCCAATACGCCAGGATCTTCCTGCCGATCATCGCAATCTGCCGGTCCGTCAGCATGGTTCACCACAGAGACACAGAGGTCACAGAGAAGAATCTTTCGCGCCAATCCGAAGGCCTCGGCTCTCGTCGCTCGCATCGTCCACAACCATCATCACCCGCAGGCAGTCGTTGAGATCGTCCACGTCCACGGTGAACCCGCAGACCTGCCCCACTTCCGCCCCACGTCGATCGCCGCTGTCCACCCGGTCCAGGCACTGCAGAAGAAACATGCTGCGCGGCACCGAAGCCCGAATCACACGCCTGGCCATCATGCTCGCCCTTTCATTGCTTGGCGGATCTCTTCGCACTCTTCCGGCGTCAGGACGTCCGGACTCTCCATCACCACGTGCGCCACCGGCCGCCCTTCATCCCGGTCCCAGGTCCGCATCGAGACGACCGTACCGACCCCGACGAACCCCTTCTTGAGCAGTTGCAGCGCCTGCTTGGCGGCGATCCGAACCGACAGCGGCCGGCTCTTGTCGGCCTGGGCCCGCCGGGCGGAGGCCTCGCCTTCAGTCAGGAACTGGCACAGATACCGCCAGAGGTTCGCCCGCGAGGCCGGCGTCCCGGCCGGATTGCCCGAAACCCCGGGTCGGAACTGATGCTCTTTCGGCGGCTTGCCATAGCCGACATCGCCCCGTTTCGGGCCTTTTCCCAGTTCCGCAGGGATTCGATTCGTCGCTCGTGACCCGTGGCCCGTGGCCCGTGGCCGCCTGGCCGCCTTCGCGGGCTTCGCCGCGGGCCGCTTCGTTGTCTTCCTGGCTTTCGCCATCACGATTTCTCCTTCGCCAGGCTCCGCACGATCCCCGGCACGATCTTGTCCATCGCCACGGCGCCGAGGTTCCGCACCCCGGCCTTGCCGCGTTTCTTGGCTACGTCCCGCTCGGCCCGCTCACAGAATGCCTGGAAATGGCCCGGATTGAGGCTGTGGCTGAATTTCTTGACCCAGGCCGATGCCCAGGCCCCCAGGACGCTCCGATCGCTCCTGGAGGCCGTGGTGGCGTCCGCGGGGGGCTCGCGGCCCAGG